CAGTGGGGGCCGAAATGAGAGCCCGCTACCGCTATGACAAGGCCACCGACAAGCTGGTTGAGATCCGAGACGACGAGCCCCGCCCCCAAAGCGGGGCTTTTGTTATGCCGGACCTGGATCAGGCATACGGAGGCGGCTTCACGTCGCCGATTGATGGCTCGTTTATCACCAGCCGGTCGCAACTCGCCGAGCACAACCGCAAGCACAACGTTCGCCAAGCCGGGGACTTCAAGCGCGGCGAACTGATCCAGATGGAAAACAAGCGGGTCGAAGCGCAGCGCGCCGTCGCCGCTAAGGAGTATTTCAAATGGCATTGAATCCGAGCGTCGAGAGCGGTCCAGAGGTGGACAATGCCGGCGCCGATCCCCTGTCGTCAGCGATCGACGCGGCGGTAAACGCTGATGCAGGGCAGCCCGAGCTTCCCCTTGAAGCCAAGGCTGACGAGACGAAACCCGCCGGGGATGAGCAGGCCACCAAGGCCCCCGAGACCACGCCAAAGACCGAGCCGGCAGCCCCCGAGGCCAAGCCGTCGCTCGAAGCTCCCAAGCACTGGTCGAAAGAGGACAAGGACGCCTTCGCCAAGGTCCCACCGGAAGGACGCGAGACGCTTCTCAAGCTCGCTCGCAACCTCGAGGCGGGATTTACGCGCAAGTCCCAGGAACTCAGCGATAAGGCCAAGTTCGCCGAAGCTGCACGCGGTCTATTTGACGAAGCCGACAAGGCCATTCTCCAGCGCACCGGAGTTGACGAGCTTGGAGCCATCCAACATCTCGTCCAGCTCCACCGTGCCGCCCGCGAGAACCCCGCCGGCTACGTCAAATGGTACATGGCGCAGGTCGGGCTTACGCCGGATCACTTGGGTTTCTCGCAAGAGCAGAAAAAAACGGATGACAGTGCGGGCAAATCACGTGTATCAGATGACTTGCGTGACCTGCTATCCGATCCCGAGGTGAAGCAGCTTAAGGCTGAACTCGCCCAAGCAAGGGATGAAATCGGGAAGCTCTCAAACTTTCGGCAAGGGCTTGAGACAGAGCGGCAGCAAGCCGCCGAGTCAGCCCGCCTCCAGCAACTCCGAACGCTCCAGGGCCATGTAAGCGAGTTTCGTCAGGCCCTCGACGATAGCGGTCAGCTTAAATTCCCCCATTTCGATACCGTCCAGGCGTATATGGGCGAGCTGATGCGCTTCGATCCGCGCGTCAAGGACATGCAGGATGGTCCGGAAAAGCTCAGCAAGGCGTATGAAATCGCCGTGCTCGCGCATCCGGCCACATCCGAGCAAATCCTAACCCTCGAAGCCGAGAAACGCGCGGCTGCGCTTCAGAAGCAGCGGGAAGCCGAAAGGGCTCGCAACGTTACGGCCATAAAACCCGCAAGGGGCATTCCGGCCGGCACGCCAAAGCCACGGACGCTCGACGATATCATTTCCGGCGCCATGGGCCAGCACGGCCTCTAAGCTCCTAGAGGACAAACGAGATGGCGATCCCGAATACCTCCTATACGGAGATCCTGACTACCACGATCGACAACTACCGCGACACCCTCGCGGACAACGTGATGAACAATAACGTTCTGCTTAAGTACCTCAAGCAGAACGGGAACAGCGACCCGGCGTCCGGCGGCGTCAAGCTGCTCGAAAACCTCATGTACGCAGAGAATGGCACGTTCTCTTGGTACTCGGGCTATGAGACGCTGTCGGTCGAAGCGTCCGACGTGCTGACCAGCGCCCAATTCGACTGGAAGCAGGCGAACTGCAACGTCACCATGTCCGGTCTGGAGGAAATCCAGAACTCCGGCAAGGAGGCGATGCACAACCTGATCAAGGCGCGCATCAAGGTCGCCGAGATCACGATGCAGAACAATATCTCTGCGTCCCTGTTCTACTCGAACACGGAAAACGGCGGTAAGGCGATCGGCGGTCTCCAGCACCTCGTTGCTGACCTCCCCACGTCGGGTACGGTCGGCGGCATTGACCGCTCGGCCCAGAGCTGGTGGCGCAATCAGTATTATGATTTCTCCGACAACAGCGTTACGGCCGGCGCCACGACCATCCAGCACGCGATGAACGTCTGCTATCTGCGGACGGAACGCGGCACCGAGCATACGGACCTTGTGATCGCTGGTGAGTCGTACTTCACCTATTACGAGGAAAGCTTGCAGGCGCAGCAGCGCTTTATGGGCGAGACCAAGGGCGTCACCGGCTTCCTCGGCTACGCTTACAAGGGCGCACGGGTCTTCTATGATCCGAACTGCTCGAGCACGCGCATGTACATGCTGAACACCAAGTATCTGCATTTCCGCCCGGCCAAGTCGCGCAACTTCGTCGTGCTCAAGGACAAGGTTGCCGTCAACCAGGACGCGACGGTTACGCCGCTCTACTGGATGGGCAACATGACCTGCAGCAACGCCGCAAGGCAGGCCGTCATTGTCGCGTAACTAGCGCCAAGGAAAGGAGAACACCACATGGCACTGACTATGGGAACTTGGCGCTTCGTTGACGGGCGCATCGGCGGTCAGAAGATCACCGACACGAGCACGACGGCGCAGCACCCGCTTGGTACGAAGATCAAGGCCAAGGATATCGGCACGACCGCTTACGGCGAAGGCGAGTTCGTCTATGTCAAGGGCGTGACGAATGGCGCTGAGAAGTCGTGGGTTGTCATCAACTACGATGACGGCTCGACGACGCTCGCGGTCGCGAACTCGAACGGCCCGGTTGGCGTGATGATGGCGGCGCTGTCGTCATCGTCCACCTACGGCTGGGTGCAGATCCGTGGCAAGGCACTCGGCAAGTGCCTCACCTCGTTTGCTGACAACGGCGTTGTCTATCTGACGGCCACGGCCGGCTCGATTGACGATGCCTCGGTGGCTGGCGACTGGATCAGCGGCGCCCTTGGTGCTTCGGCCGCTGTCGTGGGCGACCTGCATGCCGAGTTTGAGCTTCAGTATCCGCAGGCCAGCCAGCGCGTGAGCGTCGCCGGATAATGATCTCGGCTGAGATACGACAAGAGACGGGGGGCCTCAGTGCCCCCCGTTGGCTTCCAAGGGTTGATCTCGAGCCGGCGGTATCGCCAGCAAAGATGCTCGAGAACATGCGGAGCGCGTGCGATAGAGGCTTGCCCGAGGTGCGGATCTGCCGGCCGCATCATCTCAAGATGGCGGTTGCCGGCGGCGGCCCATCACTAGCCGACACGATCGGCGACCTTTCCGGTTACGTGGTCGCGATCAACGGCAGCTTGAAATTCTTGCTCGATAACGGCGTGGTCCCTGCCGCTTGCGGCGTTCTGGACCCCGGCGAGCACATTGCGGACATGCTGGTTGCCGATCCCCGCGTCCGCTATTTCGTCGCTTCTGTCTGCGATCCGAGCGTGTTCGATAAGCTCAAGGGGGGCAACGTCCACCTCTGGCACCCGTCGGGGCAGGGCGGCGGTACGGCCGAGTTCATCAAGGCGCGCAATCCGGCGGATTGGCTGCTCATCGGTGGCGGCTGCACCATGGGGCTGCGTTGGGTGACGCTTGGCTACAACCTAGGCTTCAGGTCCTTTGACCTGCATGGGCTCGATAGCTCGTTCCGCGATGGGGCAACCCACGCCTACCCGGATCGGGCGGACGAGAAAGAGCACATCGAAGTCAAAGGCCGCATGACGCGGCTCAACTTCCTGCATCAGGTCAACGACTTCTGCGCCTTGCTTGACCGCTTCGGTAGGAGCGACGTGGAGCCGGTGCAATTCAGCGTGTTCGGGGACGGGTTGCTTCAGGACGTATGGAGGGAGCGGTGCGCTTCGCCTGCGTGAAAGTGGGGACCAAGTACGGGCCGGAGTACGTCGCCCGGCTTCGCGATGGTATCGCCCGGCACTGCTCTATCCCGCATGAGTTCGTCTGCTACACGGATGACGTTGTGGAAGGCGTAGATTGCGAGCCGGTCCCCGCTCTGCTGCCGGGATGGTGGGCAAAGCTAGGACTGTTCAAGCTGCGCGAGCCGCTGGTGTACTTCGACCTCGACGTGGTGATGGTGGGCGATCCGGCACCGCTCGCGAGCATCAAGGAGTTCACGTCCATCAAAGACTGGTGGATGCCGATGCTCAACTCATCGGTCATGGTTCTCACCGGCCAAGAGGGGCATGTGTTCGATTTCTTCAACCCGCATCGCGACATCTCGCGCATGTGGGCTGGGGATCAACAGTGGATCACCGAGCGGGTCCCGCATGCGCGGCATTTCCCGGCCGAGTGGTTCCCGTCCTACAAAGCCAACGGTTGCCAGCAACGGTTTCCATCCGGGGCAATCGCGGTGATCTTCCACGGCAACCCTAAACCTGCCGACATCGATCAAGGCTGGGTGCCCGCCATGTGGCGCGGCACTGTCCACGCCTAAACGGAGCACCCTCGACATCTCTTGTATCGGATTGCAGGCCACGCAACCTAACCAATCCACCGAGGCGTCGAGGTGCACTATTCAAATGGGGATGAGACTAGGGGATGGCAATGGGACTCGCACAGGGTGACTGGAAGAAGGCGATTGAGAGCCAGACGGTTCTTGGTCGGTTCGTGGAAATCGAGATCGACGATCCGGTTTTGAGCCGGAAGCACGAGCGCAAGATTTTGCGCAAGACGATCATTCTCGAGACCAAGATCGCCGGCAAGGGCGCGACCTCGGCCGAAATCAGCACGCAACGTGTGAAGCCGTTCAACGAGGACGAGCTTCGCAACCGTTTCCCCGGCGCCTGGGAGAGCATGATGGTGCGTAAGGACAACTCCATTGACGAGATCATCGAGGGCGAGTCTGGGACGCCGATAGATGGCGCCGACTGGATACCGCCCACTAAGCGGGCCGCGCTCAAGGAAACCGGCGTCACGACTATCGAAATGCTCGCCGCCATGAGCGATGCCACCGTGCACGATTGGGGGCCTGGTGCCCGGTCGTGGCGCAAGAAGGCTGCCGAGTTTCTTTCCAAGCCCAAGGGGTGAGCCATGTCTGAGGCGGCAACGCTTGCGGATGTCTTGTTGGGCGGGGGCGCTCCCTCAATGCAGGGCGCCGCGCCGTCTGCCGAGACGGCCATGCCTACGCTGGCTGGACAACTGACATCGGCTCCGCCTCAGGCCGCACCACAAGCCACAATGCAGGAGGCAACGGTTGCGTTGCCTGGGCATTGGGAAAATCAACGGCGCGGCAAGGACGGCACATTCAAGAAGGGATGGAAGTCCTAATGTCGCTCCTGACCATATGCCAGAACGCGCTTAACGAACTGAGCGGGTTCGACGTTCCGAGTTCGTTCTATGGCTCTAACAACCAGACGGCTAAGCGTTGCCTTGCCCTTGTCCGCCGTACCGGCGCGACCTTGGAGCGGCAGTACCGATGGTCGGAACTGATCGACACCTACACGTTCGAGACGGTCTCGGGCACCGGGACTTACGATCTCCCGAGCGATTTCCGCACCTTCGCCAACATGAGCCAATGGGACCGGACCAATATCCGCCCCATGGTCGGCCCCACTCCGGGCTTCGTGTGGCAGTGGCTCAAGTCTGGCATTGCGGCTGGTTCCACCATCGAGACGTGGTGGCGGCTCGAGGGGGCTAACAGCTTTGTCTTGCATCCCGTTCCGACGACCACGCGCACGCTGGCATTCGACTACTACTCAAAGAACTGGATCACGAAGCAGCTCGATAGCTCAACGACCAGCGAGTTCACCAGCGACAACGATACCTGCCGCCTAGACGAGGAACTTCTTACGCTGGCGCTCAAGTGGCGGTTTCTGCAGTCGCTCGGGATGCCCTACGAGCCGGAATATCGGGAGTATGAGCAAGTCTTGGAGGACCGCATCGCGGACGGCGGCGGCAAGGGGATGATCAACCTCGGCAGACGGACTATGAGGATGACGAATTTGCCAGATACGGGCTTTGGTCACTCCTAATGGCCCTCCTCCTGCGCCCCCAGGGCATGCCGTCCATCAAGCAGCGCCCGACACAGTTTCAGCAGGGGCAGTCCGTCACGATCCCGGCGCCCTATGGGGGGCTTAACTTGCGCTCGGACATCACGGCACTGCAGCCCAATGAAGCGCGGGCGCTGGAGAATTTCTTTCCGTCGTCGGGGACGGTCGAGCTTCGCCCCGGGTTTGCGTCCTACGCCACAGGGATGGGATCTGGCGAGGTTAAGACGCTTGCCGGGTTCGTAGGGCTCACCACGTCGAAGCTTGTTGCGGGAGCAAACGGCAAGATCTGGGACGCGACAAGCGAGGGGGCCGCGACCGAGCTGGCGACGGGGTTCACCGAGGACCGTTGGCAGACCGAGCTTTACAATAACAAGCTGATCATGGTGAACGGGGTCGATCTTCCCCAGCATTTCACCGGGTCGGCCATTGCCGCGACGAGCTGGAGCGGAACCGGCCTCACCATAACGAACCTCGTCAACGTTGGCCTATCCCGCAACCGGCTGTGGTTCTGCGAGAACAACTCGGCCGACGTTTGGTATGGTGGGATAGGCGCGATCCAAGGAACGCTCACCAAGTTCCAGCTTTCGCAGATCGCTACGGGCGGCATCTGCATGGCGATCGGGTCGTGGTCTCGAGACAGCGGCATTGGTGCGGACGATGTTACCGTGTTCGTGATGAGTACGGGTGAGATCATCATCTATGAGGGCGACGTTGCCACGACGTTCAACCTCATCGGCAAGTACGCGGGGGCCCCGCCTGTTGGTCGCCAGTGCCTCCGCAAGATCGGCGGCGAGCTTATGGTGATCACGAAGCTTGGGCTTCTCCCGACCTCGGCGGCTATCGGTGGCGTGGCCTTGGACTTCGCGCGCATTGATCCTTGGGGGAAGATCGCTCCGGGTGTGGTCAAGGATGCGGCGCTATACTCTGGGAACATCGGCTGGCATGCGGTGCTGCATTTGGGCGTGTTCTATGTCTCCGTGCCCCTGGTCGATGGCGCCCTAGCCAAGCAATGGGTGATCAACACCCGCAACGGCGGATGCACCACCTATACCGGGTGGAACGCTTCGGCCTTCGCCTCATTCAATGACAATCTTTACTTCGGCGGGCAGACTGGCGGTATCGTCTATAAGGCCGGCGGCTCCAGTGATGCCGGGGAGGACATCACGGCTTACTCGAATGGTGCATTCATCACCCCGAGCGGTCCCGACAAGACGAACCTCTTCACCTCCATTCGCCCCAAGATCAAGGCGTCTGGCGCGGTTTCGGGGGTTCTCGGCGTTGATGTGGACTACGTGATCCGATCACTTTCGACGGAAAGCGTCAACATCGTCCAGGACAACTCGACGACGCCTTGGGGAAGCCCTTGGGGGAGCCCATGGGGGCAGGAAAGCACCTCCGCCCCACTCTGGTACGGCATCCAGGGCAATGGACGCGCGGTAAGCGTGAAAATGCGCGCCACCGGGCAGACTGCGGACATGCAGTGGTTCGCTACGGACCTTCTTTGGAAGCCGGGCGGCATCAAGGGCTAGCGGGAGACACAACCATGGCACTTTTCGGCTTGCTTCCTGACGCCCCGAAGGCGCCAGATCCTACTAAGACCGCGCAAACTCAAGCGCAGTACAACAAAGACGCCGCTCAGACATCGATCAACATGAACTCGCAGAACCGGACGGGTCCGTTCGGTTCTAGCACGTTCACTAAGGACGCGAGCGGCAACGTCAACGGCATGACGACCTCGCTTGACCCGTCGCTCCAAGGCGCGGCAAGCGGGTTTACGGGTGCGCTGGGAACTACGGCTGGCATGCTGCCGGGGCAAGCATTTAGCTCAACCGGAGCGGCACCCGATACGTCCTACCTGTCCAAGGATTTCTACAATAACGGCGCGGCTCTCATGCAGCCGCAGATGGACCAGCAGAGGAAGCAGCTCGACGAGCAGTTGACCAATCGCGGTCTTCCGATCGGCTCTGAGGCATACACTGACGCCACGGGGAACATGCAGCGAAGCCAGAACCTAGCGCTGTCCGATCTGGCCTCGAGAGCCACGCAGCTTGCCCCGGCGGAACAACAGCGGCTCATCAACAACGCCCGCACCGATTACATGCTGCCATACGAGCAGGCGCATGGGACGCTTGGCCTCTTGCAGGGCCTGAACACGCTGGCACCACAGGCACAGCAGGCACAGGCCAACGTCGGAAGCCCGGATTACATGGGGGCCGTGAATAACAAGTACAACGCCGATATGGCCGCTTATAACGCCAAGATGCAGGGTATTGGGCAGCTTGCCGGCGCTGGCGCCGGATTGCTTCTCGGTCAGATGCCGGCCGGCGGGTTTGGGAACACGGTCGCCGGCACGGCGTACAAAGGTATTTTCGGCTAAGGGGGAATTATGGCAGAGTCATTCCTTGGGAACATGCTTTCTGGCGGCGCCCGCAAGCCGGTGGATATGAACGACCCGACTTGGACGCCGCCTGAGTCCATCAAGCAGCGCCAGACGCTTGCGGACCAGCTTACAGGGAGAGCAACGCAACCATTTGCCCCCCATTGGGCTGGCGCGCTCGCGGCTGGGCTGACTGGCATTCACGGCGGCCTAGAGCGCATCAGCGCGGATCAGGCTCTGAAGTCTAACGTCGCCATGGAGAAAAAGGCCAACGAAGCCGCCGCGATGGCGCCTGATAACATTGCTGCAGGCCGCGCCTATGCCATGAGCGGCGTTCCGAGCCTTGGCATGAAGGGCGTCGAGCACGTCATTGCCGAGCGCAACGATACCGAGAAGAAGGCGATAGAAATGCACAAGGCCGAGTCCGAGCGGATGAAGGCTCGTGCGGCTTTGGAAGGCATTGATCAGATCGGGGAGAGCCCGCTTACCGGAGAGCGATATTACAGACGCGGAGCCTTGGCCGGACATACTGTCACCGGAGGCGCCGCGTCCTCGGTGCCGCCTTCAATTCAACCTATTGTTTCTGATGTCATACCTAATGCCGTCGTCCTGAATGATTGGCGAAAGCACGAGGCACCGAAGCTAATCAAGGAGTCTGGAACGACCCAGATGGAAGCCGTTCAGACCGGGCGCTCACTAGCAGACTTACAGTCGCTGCAGAAGTACACAGTCACGGGCTGGGGCGCCGAGGCAGCAACGACGCTGGCAAAGATGGCCTCTTCAGTCGGGCTTAAGCCTGCTGATTTTGTGAGTGCAAACGAGCTTTTCCGAGCCCTGACGCAAAAATTTGTGCTCGTTGAGGCGCAGAAGCTGAAACCTGTTTCGCAGACGGATGTGCCCTTTGTTGAGAAGGGCCTTCCGACGTTGCAAACTGACCCCACATCAATCCCAAAGATGATCCCCGTCCTCGTTCGAGAGGCGGCGCGCAATAAGGAGGCCGCCAAGCTTAGGCAGAATGCTGCATATGCTGGGTTCCCGCCAGACGAAATGAAGATTGAGGCGCTGGTCAATGCAAAGTATCCGAGCCTGATCCGGGAAATGTTTGGCCATCTAGATAAGAATGATGGCGGCGCAACCACACTCCAGCCGACAAGTCAACCCGGAGTCAAGGCAACGCCGCCAAGCGGTCCTCAGGTGAAGGGCAAGAGTCAAGCGCGGCTGTCTGCGCAAGGCCCCTCCGAAGTCGACCCCGGGTTTGCCCAAGCATGGGCAGCGCTTCCCAGCGGCGCCACATGGTTCGACAAAAGCGGGCAAGAGCGGAGGAAGCCATAAATGGCGAACCCGTGGGATAATGACCCAATTGTGCCAAAGGCACAGCAGACGGCTGCAGTTAAGGCAAATCCGTGGGACGCTGATCCTATCGTCTCTCCCGCATCGATGGCGCCAATCGGAAGCGGGATGGGTGCATCAGATCTTGGCAAGGTGGACACGTCTGGCGACGTAAATGCCGTGCGTGCCAGGATTGCAGCACTCCCCGAGCAACACCAGCCAGCCGCCTTGCGCAAGTGGGCCAAAGAATACGTAGCGAAGGAACGCGCCAACGGCGGCACTATGCAGTCGATTTCCGACTTTGTCCGCAATGTTGCTCGAGGTTCCCCCGTAGGGTCGTGGCTTGACGAAGCCAACGCTGGCACCTCGGCTGCTCTTCATGCCGTCACGGGCGGGTATGCCGGCGCTCCAT